TTATTTTTAGCTTCTTCTTTAGCTTTAGCTTTATCCATCGCTTCCATTTCTTTTGTTATTTTAGCTTCTTCTTTAAGTCTAAGTTTTTCTGCTTTTTTGTCAGCTTTCTCTCTGTCTTTAATACGTTTAACATATGTGTTATAATCTGGTCTTTCATGACCATACTTGGCCCATAATGCCATAGCCTCTTTACCAATTTTGCCGTCAATTGGGCAAACGGTACCAGCTTGTTCCATAGCTTCAAACACACGCTCGTCTTGGCAAAGAATTGCAACAGCTGCTACACGCATACCAAAATCATTTAAAATTCTAGATAATTTTAATCGTTCACAATTTTTATCAATAAAATGTTTTCCGCCGCTGATACCAAGTCCAAATGTCTGTACCCCAAGTGATGCCCCTGTGCTACATACATCTTGTGTCATAGAATTGTATGATGGTGCTGATGCTGTTGGTGGCGCTGATTTTATATTAGAATTAGATGTTGAATTAGTTGTTGTGCTAGATGATGATCCTGATTCATATGTTGTTGCTCCACCCGTATACCCACCTTCAATACTTGTGTTGGACCCACTAACATTTTCTTGATTTCCTGCTGGATATGCCGGTTTTGCAAACAATACTAATAATAAAAAAGCAATTATTAAAGAACCTGTAAAATAATAGTTCATCCTGAAAACCTCCATTATTTTATTTCTCTACATGACGGACAGGTTTTTTTATAACCATCAGGGTGTTTTTCACAAACTGTTTTTATTTTTGATTCTTTTATATCTTCATGTAATACTAAAGGTTCATTTTTACACTCACAAAATTTACCAAAAAATTTTTCAATTAATGATTTAATCCATTTAATCATTTTTTTTCTCCTCAATTTCGTAGAAGAACTTATCAGTATCTTCCGTTCGCCATTCACCAGAGTTTTCTACCGTCCACTCTGACGTTTGTACTTTCCAATCAGGAATATTATCTTTTACGGTAAAAGAAGGTATATCCCAAATTAATCTATTATTAGGTTGTGCTGCATAATTGCCATTATCTAACGCAAGTATGTGTGCGCACTTATGTTCGTGCGGTATTTCCGAATGATCGGTGTCAACTATATTACTCTCTGGATGTGCAAAGTCAACTGTGAATAAGTAAGATCCATGGTGCCATTTCTTATCTTTACCAATGTATTTGCCGGCTTGTCCGCCTAAAATATCATAACAAGTAATAGCAGGGTAATAAGAAAAACTATTCCACAATTCCAATTCATCAAGTCTTTTATTCGGAACAGACTTGGGGTCATAACCACGTTGAATAAAAGCCGATATGGGTAAACGATAAAAGATAGCACCGTTTTCCATAATGGCATGCCAGAGGATAGCTTTTCCTGTAATGGCTGTAAGCCCGAAGATAATACAGTCTTCAACTTCGCCATGATGTTTTTTAAGGTCATATAAAAACTCCTTTTTTATTTGTGCGTATTGTACAGGAATATTAGCATTTAAGTAAGCCATAATTTATCATTTTATTTTACCCCAATTAGGTCCAGATTCATAGTCAACTTTATTAGGAATTTCTAAATTAACAGCATCCTGCATAATCTCAACAATTTTATCTGCGTGTTTTTGGTCTTTAACAGATATATCTAACTCGTCATGTACTTGTATGTGAGGTATAATGCCTTCTTTGTATAATTCTATCATAGCTTTTTTTGTCATGTCAGCAGCTGATCCTTGTATTAATTTGTTTAATGCTTTGTATGTGTACGCACGTTTAATCCCTGGTCCGTGTTCCAAGAGCGCTGCATCGTGTGGCAATGCTTTATGAATACCAAACTGATTAGGTTCCCATAAATGAAACCTACATAGTCGTCCTAACAATGTACGGATTCGACCAGAGTCTTGCGCACGACTCATAACATTATCCATCAATTGTTTTACAAATGGTACTCGGTTATGATACTGTCTAAACAAAGAATCAGATTTATCTTTACTAATACCAAGTTCTGCTTGTAATTTATTTTTACCCATACCGTAAAACAAACCAAGGTTTATAGTCTTGGCCTGCGATCTAGGTATTTCTGCCATATCAGCAACAATTGTATGAAAGTCAGCGTCTCCCTCACGATACGCTTCCAATACATCCTCAACACCATACAGATTCTGTAAAGCTGCATAATGCACTACCAACCTAGGCTCTTGTTGAGAATAGTCAAAACAACCCCATGTATGGCCTTCCTCCGGTATAAATAACGCCCTAATACGTGGTCCAAGGTCTTTGTTTCTAGCTGGTATTTGTTGTAAATTTGGGTTTGAGTATGAAAATCTACCGGTCACAGTTCCGCCATTATCTGAACGCAACTGGTTGATGTCTGCATGTATTCTACCCTTGTGTGAATGTTTTAGTATGGTATCAATAAACGTAGTATGAGCCTTATTAATCTCTCTAGCTTGAGCAATCTTATTTACCAATGGATGCGGATGATTTTGCAAAAAATTTTTAGTAAAGGATGGTGCTTGTGATTTTTCAGTTCTATCGTAGTTTAGTTTCAGTTTATCAAACACTTGTGCAATCGATCTTGCGGCCCATATTTGAGTGTCTATTCCTGTTTCTTTTTTTACTTCTTGGATTAACTTATCTTCTTGCGATGCTAGGTCTTGCTTCATTGTATGAGCTTTTTGAACGTCCACTTTTACGCCAAGAAATTTCATGTCAACCAAACAAGGAAACAATTCGGTTTCCAAATCAAAAATAGAATTTATATCTTGATAATCTATTTCTTTTTTAAGTTCTATCCAAAGTTCTAAAGTTATCTCAGCATCTTTTTCTGCGTATGCACCTACATAAATGGCAGGTAGTTTATACATTTCTGCCTTGGCGTCAATACCCCAATCCTTTGCAGCCATATATAAATCACTTTCATTTTTACCTTTGCCGGTGTATCTTTTAGCACAGCTGTTTAAGTCATAACGCATTTGATTTTCATCAACTAAGGCCGATGCAATCATCGTGTCAATTATTTTACCGTTAATACTTAAACCGAGCGCTCTAATCCAACACACGTCATACATGGCGTTGTGAAATATTTTATCTGCAGGTGTATCTAATACACCTTGAAACCATTTTAAAACTTTTGTTCTATCCATATTACCACCACCTTCATGAGCAATAGGATAATAACCAGACCATCCTGGTACAGCTACAGCTATTCCGGTTACATCACCTTTACCAACTACAGATCCTGATCCCATTTTCATAAGGTCTGGATCTTTAGTTTCTAAGTCAATTGCAATCTCATCATACTTAGATAAATCTGGAAAATTTTCTGGTGGTAACCACTCTGTTTGTGGTTTAAATAGAGGTATCTGCATCGTAGTCCCTTTCAAGTATCATTTCTAAATAATGTATTGCTTTTTCAATGTCTTGTCTTTTTCCTTTGGCAGCATGTCTGCATATGTACTTTATAGCTGACCCTTCTGCAAAAAATAATTTGTTTTCATTTATAAATTCTGCAGGTTGAATTTTCATGGATCGGTAGTGTTTCCCGCCGACCTGCTTTTCTAAAGAACCGTATGCAACTCCTTTAAACATATCTTTGTGTGTCATATTATATATCCCTTCTCATATTTTTTTGGTTCTATTATGTGTAAGTTTTCTTTTGTTCTTGTTGCACCTACATAAAATAATCTATTTTCATCGTCAGGATTTCTTTCATAACTTCTCATAGTATTTTCTGTAAGATCTGTCAGTAATACAACGTTAGTTGCCTCTCCACCTTTTGCTGCATGTATAGTAGATAATTCAATTCTAGGTTTTTCATTTAATTTTTCTCCATTCTTTCTCATCTTACGTAAATAGTTTACCTTAGTTTGACCTGCGTTGTCAAATGCTTCATACCAAATAGTTTTTATTTGTAAGCCATAGTCATTAACAAGTTGATCTATTCCATAAAAAGATCCTTTAGCCATACCTTTTATTTTTTTTGCGTGCCAATGTTTAGGACCCATAAATTTAATTATGTTTTCTATTTCTTTGTAAGATGCTAATTGTCCTTGTCTTAAATGTTCCCAAGATGTAGCTGCTTGATGTAGTTCTTTTTCATTACTTCTTTTGTATCTATTTTCATAATACAAACCTTGTCTATATAAAAATTCCTCTATGTCAGTTAACATGTGTCTAGTTCTACTTAATATTAACCAATCACCTTTTGACATATTAATACTTTCAATATCAAAATGTTTGTGTAGATTGCCTTGACTAACTCTAGGCTCCCATGTTTTATCTATTCTATTTTTAATTTTATTAATAATACCCATGGCCAGTCCATGCACTTTAGCAGGTATTCTATAAGACTGTGTTAATGGTAAATATTGTCCTTTCAATGTTATAAAAGAATCTACATCTGCACCAGCCCACCTAAAAATAGCTTGGTCATCATCACCTGCAATAAAAGCATCTGTTGTTTTATTCCAAATAGATCTTGTCATATCCCATTGCATCAATGATAAATCTTGTGCCTCATCAATAAATACTACATCAAACTTTGGTGACTTATCTGACTTTGTAAAATCTAAAATCATGTCATTAAAATCTATTAGGTTATATTCTTTTTTATATCTTGCTAACTCGTTGTGTATAATTCTAAGTTGATCTCTTTCAAGATCCTGCGTGTGTTCTTGTAAATCAAACTGTTGTTCTGGTGTAATGTTACGTAGCTGTGCTAGCTGTATAATTCTTAGATACTCACTGTCTGATGTAAAGATACCACCTTGGTCTTCTTGATAGTCTGCGTACGTTACAGGAAAACCTAACTTTTTACCTAAATCTTTGTAGTGTCTTGGTTGCATAAC